GGGGAAGTTACTGTACCTGTTGCAACTAGCTCTTTCGAAATTGAAAATAACATGTATGGAGGCTACTGGAATCCTTGGGGTTATGCTACAAACGGCCATCAGGTGCTGATTGATCTAGATGCCGGTGATTTGGTAGTAGGATTCTACTTCTTATCGGAAAATAGCACTAGCTGGACCTATATGCCTAATGCTTGGGATGTCGGTATTGGAAGAGCCTGGGAAAAAGGTCTGAACAATTTTGCATTTATGACGCACAACGGCGCCTTATTCGCAGCAGGCGGGTATGTCTATATGAACTATAATATGACAACTGGCGCCTTTATTAGCGGAGGCACCAGTGAGATACTCTTTGGGGGCAACTTTGGCATTAATGCTGTAGGTGACCGAATGTCAGCACGGACTGAGCTGCCAGTCACAGGAGACTATGAGTTTAACTGCTTTACAGGTGCAGGAATTGTTAAAGTTACCACGCCTGCCACATATAACCTGGCATTTAATGACGCCACTTGGTCATGGGACTAAAATAAAATAAAACAAAATAAGATATGACACAATATAGAAAAGTAGAACTTTTACTAGTTAAAGGCGAAAGAACAAAAGTGATAGACACCTCTGAAGTAAAACTACGTGAAGAAGACGCAACGGTTGCTGACCTGAAAGCAGCAGGGTTTGCTAAACTCTTTAATGCAGACAAATACATTAAAGACCGAGAAGAGGTAACTGGAACCGCATACATCGTGACTACTGATGAGTCGCTGGTATCAGCGGACAGGCACTTGCAATACAAACTCTATGTAACCGCGAAGTAATTTAGGAGCCTATAGAGAAAACTTTTTTACTCTGGTGTATAAAAAAGATATCAGAAGTAAGGAGGAAAAATACTATCTTCTGGCTTAACTAAAACAACTAACATGAGTAAAACATCGGTAAAAGGTAGACTTGAGACTCTACGAGATTGGATTCTTTCATTAAAGAACTCTAAACAGTCTTCTCGTTAAGAATACATTAAAATTGGGCCTGCCTTGGATTTGACAGGCGAAGGTAGTCTCTTGAGACGCATGCAGGGTTAGATGGAAATCCTTAATCACCTATCACAACTCAAACGGCAACGTTTACAACTCCGAGGATATGATGAGTATCCCCACCTCAATCACTCGCGTGGCTGAGGAGGTAGAGCTAGCGATAGCAGCTTAACCACTGAGCGGCAACTGCTCAGGAAAAGAAAGTTGCACACTGAGTACACCCAACGGCTCATTAAATTCAGGAGGGAAGAACCCATTGGTTGTCGCGTTGACGATGGTGAAGAACCAACCGACTAGTTTGTCCGTTTAGAAAAATTGACTAAGCATGTGAATGAGTCCATTGGACATTCGAGCTGGACGAGGGTTCGACTCCCTCCAGGTCCACACCCAGATACTTTTTTTGATTGGTCTTGATATATATAAAATAAAACAATATGTACAAGATCAATCGGAAGTATCACTTCATATATAAAACCACAAACTTACTTTCTGGACGATACTATATCGGAATGCATTCAACGGATAATCTAGATGATGGTTATCTAGGTTCTGGTAATAGATTAATTCAGGCAATTGCAAAGCATGGTAAAGAAAACTTCAAACGAGAAATTCTTGAATTTTGCTCATCCCGAGAAGAGTTAGCCCTAAGAGAATCCGAAATTGTCGATCTTGATGAGATTGCAAAAAAGGATTGCATGAACTTAAAAGTCGGTGGAATCGGCGGAGGAAGAATTTGGAACGAAGAACATATGAAAGCCTTTTCAAAAGCCGGAAACGAAGCCTTTAGAAAAAAACTTAAAGACGACGGAGAATTCCGAGAAAAATTTTCATCATCGGTTAGTGAGTCTAATACAAATCTAAAAAGAGGATTCTTAAAGTCGCCGTTAGATTGGACCGGTAGATTACACTCAGAAGAAACAAAATCTAAAATGAAAGAATCTAAAAGCGGAACCGGTAAAGGGGATAAAAATTCTCAATTTGGAACTTGTTGGATAACCAATGGTTCTGAAAATAAAAAGATAAAGAAAACAGATGACTTGCCAAAAGGTTGGTCATATGGTAGAAAGATAAAAATTGGAAAGTAATACAGATAGGGTTCTGTCACCGCCTGCTAAGCGAGTGGTACTTTCAGGTATGTGTTTCGAGTACACTACTTTCCGCAATCTTAAAAAAACTAAAAGGTATGAAAGACGAAGTAATAATTAAAGGCCAAGTTGGCTAAAGAATATATAAATTGATTTGGGGGATTAGCTCAGCTGGCTGAAAGATATATAAATTGATTCGGGGGTATAGCTCAGTTGGCTAGAGCATCTGCCTTGCACGCAGAGGGTCATGGGTTTTTTCGGACCCACTCATTAGCGATGATGAGTTAAAAATTGGGTGAATTGCTGGAACGCTAAGTCCTAACGGATATGCCAATCAGCAGCCAAGCCAGAAGTACACTTCTGGAAGGTTCAGAGACTACTGGAGAGGTTGAGCCCTCTTAATAACCAGTTCAAGCGCCCAACGTCTCACTGAGACGATGATATAGTCCAAACTAAATGGAAACATTTAGACTGCTGCGAATCCCTTTACCTCCACAAAAAGCCAGACTATTCGGTCTGGCTTTTTAATTTAATCATGTCAGATGTACTTGGGACAAATATATAAACAAAATACCCAATAACAATGGCATCAGCAGGAATTTCCTCATTAGAGAGCGCATTTCAATCCAAGATTGACGGAGACATAAAGATCGAGCCAAGGGATTGGATGCCAGATGCATATCGAGAAGCACTAATTCGACAAATATCTCAACATGCGCACTCAGAAATTGTTGGCATGTTACCAGAAGGAAATTGGATAACTCGCGCGCCTAATTTGCGCAGGAAGGCTGTCCTCTTGGCAAAAGTGCAAGATGAGGCAGGACACGGCCTATATCTCTACAGCGCCGCAGAAACATTAGGTGTTGATCGTGAAGACCTAATCGATGATTTACACGAAGGCCTGGCAAAGTATTCCTCTATTTTCAACTACCCAACACTTTCATGGGCTGACATAGGAGCCATTGGCTGGTTGGTTGATGGTGCTGCTATTATGAATCAGGTTCCACTGTGTCGCTGTTCATACGGACCTTATGCACGTGCAATGGTCAGGGTATGTAAAGAGGAGTCTTTTCATCAGCGGCAAGGATATGAAATCATGATGAGTCTTGCAAACGGAACACCGGAACAAAAAGAGATGGCGCAAGATGCACTGAATCGTTTTTGGTGGCCAGCACTCATGATGTTTGGTCCGGATGACGCAACTTCTACACACACGGAACAGTCCATGAAATGGAAAATTAAGCGAAACACCAATGACGAATTGAGACAGCAGTTTATTGATGCCACCGTTCCACAAGCAGAGCTGTTAGGGCTCTCTATTCCTGATAAAAATTTAGCATGGAATAAAGAGACTGGACATTATGTTACAAGCCCTATTGATTGGAATGAGTTTTGGGAGGTGATTAAAGGCAATGGTCCATGTAACAAGGAGCGGGTAGCCGCTCGAAAGAAGGCAAAAGAGGATGGAAAATGGGTAAGAGACGCTGCTATGGCCCATGCAGCTAAAAGACAATCCAAAAAGTTGGATTAGAATTTAAGTCTAGAAAACTTTTTTCTAGGCGTGTATAAAACTACTAAATTCCAAATTAATTTGGTCCCATCGTCTATCGGTTAGGACGCCAGGTTTTCATCCTGGAAAGCGGGGTTCGATTCCCCGTGGGACTACAACACGTAAACCTAAGTACCCGCACAGCGGTGAGTAACGGGCTAAGTTATATACAATTCCTCGGAGCTGGGAGTAGAATGCTTAGGAGCGTGTTTTTATAGTCAGGTGGCGGAATGGTAGACGCTAACATTAACCCGCAAGGTTGATATTGATGAAAAGAGGAAAGCGGACTTTCATCAGTCGTAGTAAAACGCAAGTGGTACCTTTGCAAAGGTAAACGAAAGAGAAAACCACGAATGACATACAGGTTCGAATCCTGTCCTGACTACATTGGAAAGTTGGCAGAGCTGGTCTATCGCACCGATCTTGAAAATCGGCATACTGAGAGGTATCGAAGGTTCGAATCCTTCACTTTCCGCCAGATCCGGTAGTTCAGCTGGTTAGAATGCCTGTCTGTCACATAGGAGGTCGCGGGTTCGAGTCCCGTCCGGTCCGCTCTTGAGTTAATTGATCACGCAACTATGCAAGAGTTCAAATTATTGTTTTGATATATAAAATAAAATAATATGAAAACTTGTGAAAATTGTGGTGGTGAGCATAAAGGAGAATACGGTAGTGGGAGATTTTGCACCAGTAAATGTTCTAGAGGTTTTAGTACAAAAGCTAAAAGAGCTGAAATAAATGCTAAAGTTTCAAAAAAGTTAAAAGCTATACCACAGATTAAAACATGCCCTTCTTGTAAAAAAGAATTTGAATCTACAAGAAATAAACACTGCTCAAAATCATGTGCAGCAAAGGGAAACGGTGGTTGGAAAAATCATAAAACAATTGATTGGTCTTGCGTAAATAAAGCTTCTTACGCAAGTGGAAAAAATTATGTTGCAGGTGGAACTACTAAATGGCTACAATACAAAGACATAAAGGTACAAGGAACTTATGAACTTAGAACCTGTTTTATATTGGATAGGCTAAAAGAACTTAATGAAATTAAAGATTGGAAATATGCAGCCAAAAAAATTCCATATATAGTTGATGATCAATTGCGTACATACATAATAGACTTTGAAATTTTAAGCAATGATAACAATTTCAAATACGTTGAAGTTAAAGGAAGGATACGTGAAAATGACGAAGTAAAATGGAATGCTGCCAAATCTTTAGGTTTAGATTTTGAAGTTTGGTTTAATAAAGACATTTATGAAAAAGAGCTTCTTTATCTATAACGAAGGTCGTGGGTTCGAGTCCCATCCGGATCGCATTTGCCTCGTTGGTGGAATTGGTTAGACACGCATGCCTTAGGAGCATGTCTTCGGGTGTAGGTTCGAGTCCTACACGAGGTACAAAATTAAGAGCTTCTAGTAATATATACTAGAAAAGGTGTTGACACTTGACTTACATGGAATAAAGCACGCAGAAGTACCGCGTCAAATTGACACTTTTATCTGGCAAGCCATGCAGCGGGATGACACGCATGTAGAAATCATTACCGGACATAGTGATGAGATGAAAAGTATTGCAAAGGAGACTCTTAAAGACTACAATATGACTTGCGAAATTGCTATGTTAAATAGCGGTTGTATGGTGGTCAAATTGCGTTAAGGCCTTGTGGCGCAACTGAATAGCGCACCTGATTACGGCTCAGGAGGTTTCAGGTTTGAATCCTGACAAGGTCACAAAAATATAAATATGGCAAAAGAAGAAAGTTGGTGTCACGAATTGAACAACACACAAAATAAAAAAGATGAAAATTGGAATAACCTGTAGTACCTTTGATCTGCTCCATGCTGGGCATGTACTTATGTTGGAAGAGTGTAAGCAGCACTGTGATTATCTTATCTGTGCTCTACAAACAGATCCAACAATTGATAGGCCTTCAAAAAATAAGCCAATACAATCACTAGTTGAGCGGTACATTCAATTAGACGGCGTAAAATGGGTTGACAAAATTATACCGTATTCAACCGAGGCCGAGCTGGTAGAAATTTTCAAAGCGTTTCCTATTAATGTACGCATTATTGGTAGTGATTATGTAGGTAAAGAGTTTACTGCCAAAGACGTTTGTGCCGACCGCGGAATCGAAATTGTTTACAATAAACGTGATCACGAGTATTCGTCAACCTCTCTAAGAAAAGCAATTTATCGAGAAGAAGGCTTAAAGAATGTAAGACCTACATTAAAATCCGATGCTTATACTCTGAGATACGGTCCTTTCTAAAACCTTTTGTATGTCGTGTATATAAGATCTGTAAAGTTCTATAACACTAATAAATACACAAAACATGGAAACAACAATTACGTTTGTTCTAGGCACATTTACCGGAGCAGTTCTTTTAGGGATTGTATTTGGTATTGTAAAGTTGCTTAGGATCAACAAGGAAATTGCAACAATGCAAGAAAATTTACAAAAAAACAAAGAAGCTGGCAAAAATCGTCAGATTCACACCGACGAACGTTTTGCCATCAGGGATCAACGTGCTAAAGAGGCACGCCAGGAATTAGAAAGAGACCTTGAAGATAGATTTCGTGGAGTTTACGATACCTTTGCATCAATTCAAAACTCCGTTTGGAAACAGGCAGATGAAGTACAGCAACAAATTGGTGAACTGATTGCCAAACTAGAAAAAATGACAGATGAAAGCGAAAGTTACACAGACAAAGAAGTACACCGACTAGTTGATTTAATAGATGATGTTCGCACCGAAGCAAACGATGAATGCGAAGCAGTACGTCGCTACACAGACAAACGGATTGACAAAACCGTAGATGTTTTGTGCGAACGCATGGACTCATCATTTAATGATGTTAAATCATATCATGGTGCTGCACATCCCTATAACAAACAGTCTACTGAGTACCAATACGGAAGCGACGCCAGCAAAACCATAACCTCAACATCTGAGGTGCCGGACCGCATATACTCATAAAAAAAATTGGAACTTTACACAAAAGGTGATTCTGGCTACCTCTGGAATCACCTTTTTTCATTTTCTACCGGCCAGATAACCTTAATTGTGATATATAGTATAGGTGGGAAAATGACAAATGAAGACAGAAAATATCGTAATAATTGTAGTGGAGATGTTAGACGAGGCGGGGTTTCCACCGGATCTATACATCATTAAGTCATTTGGTGATTCTGTGACTGTACACTTTGATGACCGAGCCGCGATTGATTACTTTGTTGATGACGTAGAAAAGTACTCCGAACATGCGCAACACTTTGTAATTCAAAAAGGGCGAGACGGAAAAAGGCATACAGTTACTTTTCAATTGTGGTGATATATAGTCAAAATCTTTTTCAAACATGAACAACCTAAAAAGTTACACAGAATTCTTACTAGAGAGCAACTACCTGCTTTCTGAGTCAAAAATTCGCACTACTGGCTGGACTGATGAAGACCATGAGTTGTTTGAAAAAATGAAATTAGACAATCTTCGCAAAACATGTGCATTATGTGATAAACATAAAGTAAGATATTTTTTAGATGCCGGCACACTATTAGGTTTGTATCGCGACAAAAAAATTATTCGTGGCGATAGCGATAACGACATTTCAATCTTTGCAGAAGACATTACACCTGAATTTTTGGAAGAACTTGCACCCTATTGCAAATCACCAGAAGCAGACACCAGTTTTTTTCAGCCAAACGATATGCCAGACTTTGGGGACACTGAAAAATTCTTAAAGCCACTTTCACTTAAATACCACACTCTCGCTGACACCGGTCGACGCAAGAGTTACAAAGGAAAACAGGTGTGGACAGATATGTTTGTCCTCTATCCACATCAAAACTACCACCTTTTTATGCTGGGACCTAAATACTTCCGCATACCAAACAAATTTACAAAAAGGCTGGGTCAGCTTACGCACGAAGGAACTACCTTCAAAATACCTAACCCGGTAGAAGGTTATCTTGCACATGTTTTTGGTGAAGGCTGGGCTACTCCAGATCCACACTATGTAAGCAGTAAAGAAAACCGAGGTTTTTATGTAATTGATAAAAAGGAGCACGGGGTTTACAAATACAACTGGGCAACACAAACAGGAAAGGTTGAAAAACCTGATTAAAAACAATTTTTATGCAAAAAGAAGCAGTTTCCAAAGCCTTTTGGGAAGGCACGGAATTTTATCCAACGTATCCGTATGTTAAAGAGAGAAGAAAATTCGAAATTGACTACATACTCCAGCAAATCACAAATGAGACAAAAACGCTATTAGACCTTGGATGCGGAAACGGATCCACTGTGATTCTTCTTCGCGAACTCACATACATTGAAAAGTACCATTGTTACGATATTGGCCCTGGTATGCTTTCAACTATCGGAGGCAATCGTGATAGCGAGCTCATAACCAAGGTATGGGACGCCAATGATGGCGATTTTAACTTTCCAGAAACAGACATAACAATCTCTATGAATATGTTTCCTTGCATTTTTCAGGACGATGTGGTGGAAAAAATCATTGCAAATATAAAGTCTCCAACATTTATTACAAGAGTTACCTGCGAAAAGGAGAGACTGGAAATTAATAAGTTTTCCGAAGATCTGGGCCATCACTTTGCCGCATGCTATCGGACAGTTGAAGAGTACACTCATATATTGAAAAAATACTACTCCACCGTTGAAGTTACGAGAGCTTTCCCTGACGAAATTGAAAGCCACTATGGCAGCAAACAAATGTTTTTCCTATGCAAGCGATAAAGAGAGTTTACATACCAGGCGTTTGGGATCTATTTCATGTAGGCCATCTAAACGTTCTTCGAGAGGCTAAAAAATACGGTACAAATCTTATTGTTGGAATATGCTGTGATAGTGTTGTTTGTCAAACCAAAAAGGATCCACCCATAGTAAAGGACAAATGGAGAAGAGAGGTTTTAGATGCAATCAACATAGTAGACGCCACGGTTATCTACCGAGATCTTGATTACTTCAAAATGGTACAATTTCTTGGTGCGGAAGTCTTTGCAGTCGGTGAAGAGTTTGGTTATCTTCCAGAACACCAAACGGCTTTACGCAAATTTGAAAAGGCTGGAATAGAGGTTCACTACATTCCGCGAATGACAGGTGTTTCCACCACTGAAATTAAAGAGAAAATACTAACACTTAATTCATGAGTAAAATAAACATAGGCGTTGATTACCACGACACGCTCAGCTACAATCCTAAATTTTTTCAAAATCTCTTCTCTGCATGGAAACTCTTTGGAGAAGTCTACATTGTAACCGGAACTCCTGCTTCCAAAACCGAGGAGGTAAAGGACGAGTTGGAAGTTTTAGGTTTTGGAAGAGACTCATACACTGACATACTTTCGGGGTTTGAGTACGATAAGAAAAAAATGACTTCTGCCCACTTTCTGAGAATGCGTGATCACAAACTCGCCCTTATTAAGAAGTATGACATTGGAGTTTTCTTTGATGACAATCCATTTTATGTTGAACATGTACGAAATCACGGAGTTACAGTTTTCCAAACTATTTTGGATGACGAGTACATTGAAAGATTTTCTAAAATCAATCCATTTTTTACCTGCAACTTGCAGGAAAAGCAATTTGAATTTCTGGGTTCTCTTGGACAGATTGAACGAAAAAATGACTAGGTAAACATAATTTAGGTTGATATATAGTAAAAATTAGCAAAAACCTGTTTCATGAGTAATCAAAAATTTGTAATGATCCTTGAACGTAGCGGTGAAAACCTAAGCGTTAAAAAAGGCGAAAACGATGACTATGTGTTGGAAGGAGTATTTGCCCAGTTCGGCATTGAAAACAACAACAATAGAATCTACGAGGAGAAAGAATATCTTCCTCACATGGACTACCTAAAAAAGAAGATTTCTGAAAATCGTCTTCTCGGAGAACTTGATCACCCTGAAAAGTTTGACATCTCACTTAACAAAGTAAGTCACTTAATTGAGGACATCAAATATGACTCAAAGAAGAGACAGATTGTTGGAAAAATCAAATTGCTTGATACACCTTCTGGCCAAATCGCCAAAAATCTTGTAGACAGCGGTATTCCAATTAGCATTTCTTCAAGAGCCGCTGGCGTAGTAGGTGAAAACAAAAAAGTACAAATTAAACGTATTTTTACCTATGACCTGGTAGCGGATCCTGGATTTGAAAATGCTCAAATGAAACGTATCAATGAGAGTTTGGGATTCGGTGATGACGATTCACTTGCAATCTATGATATGAGCGATAAAGCATCGTTGGCTTTTATGGAAAGCTTTAGAGGGGAGGAGATAAATAATACATCTACTGAAAAAACATCACAAAAAATGAGTGAATTTGTAACAATTGACGACATGAACAAGTACTCCTTAATCATCAAGGAGGAAATCGAAAAAATGAACGGTCGAATCGAAAAGATTTCAGAATCTACTGACAAAGAGGCCAAGTTATTGGCTCTTGAAGAAGAGGTTGAAAATTTGAAGCAGTACGCTTCTTACCTTGCAGAGGAACAAAACAAAGCAGTAAAGTACTCTGAGTATTTAGCAGAAAAGGTAAACCAAGGAATTGAGTATACTGAGCACATTGCTGAACGCGCGGATAAAGGAATTCAATATGCTGAAAGCATTTCTGAGAAATTAGGTTCTGCTATTGAATACAGCGAGCACATTGCTGAAAAGGCAGACCAAATGATTCAATTTGCTGATTACCTTGCAGAGAAGCAAAACCAAGGATTGGCTTTCGCTGACTACCTTGCTGAGAAATTAGGACATACTATTGGTTACGCTGAGCATGTTGCTGAGCACGCTGACAACAGCATCCGTTATTCTGAATACCTTGCAGAAAACTCTGCTTCTAAAGAAGATTTCAAAGCACTTACAGAATATGCTGAGTATTTAGCAGAAAGCCTTAACGGAGGAATTTCTGGCAAATCAAATAACATCAACGAAGAGGGCGATGAAAATGAGGAAGGAACTGAAAAGACTGGAAAGTCGACTAAAGGAATTCTGAGTGGTGCGATAAAAGAAAGCGCATCAATTTCATCCCGATACTCTTCTCTTGACGATAAAATTAAGAACGTCCTTGAATCCATTGAAAAACAGAGAATGGAAGCAAATTCATTGGACAAAACTTATCCATTCGTAAAGTTCTTGGGTGAGGAAAAGCGTAATGCTTTCGCATCTTTGAGCGAGGCCGATAAAATGAGGGTCACAAACGCATACAATGCTAAACCTGCGTATGATGAAGCTGGAATTGTTTCTACCTGGGAAACTGCTCTAAAAAAGACAGAGGTTAACGAAAAGTGGTTGACAAATATGCCAATCGAGTACATCCCTTTATGGGAAAACGCTTCTGATGAATTGAAAGAACGTATCATTCGTCAAGCCAAAGTCTATCGCATGGAGTCAGATTACCAAATTAAAAACTTCTGGCAGACTCGTGGACTAGGAGCAACCTACTCGACTGAAGCTGGCACAATCAACGAAAACCACGTTGTTGAACCAATTAAAGACGAGAAACTTGCATCACTAGGCTATACGCAAGACTACATTGAAAGCATTAAAAAAGGTCTAGATCGCTATACTAAGCGATAAACTAAAAACACAAAAACAAAACCATGAACGGTCAACTTCTAAACGAAGCGCAAGTTTTTGAGACCTGGTCACCGATTATCGAATCGCAAACCGGAATCCAAGACAGCGCAAAATTGGGATGGATGAGTAAATATGCTCACTATCACTCACTGAACGAAGGATTTGCATATCCGCAGGCTTCAGTTCTAAATACCCCAGGAATGGGTAACGTTGCTCCAGCTACAGTTGTTGCTGGTGGGGCTGCTAATTTTTACGGGGCTGGTTCTCGTGGATCAGGCGACAAATTTCCTTCATTATTGCCACTTGCTATTCAAGTTGCTGCAAGAACTGTAGGATTTGACATTGTTCCTGTTATCCCTATGAACGGTCCTTCTGGAGTTCTTACTTACTTAGATTACGTATACGCAGGTGGACGTGATGTAAATGCTCCTGGAATCTCTGGTCAAGGTGCACCTTTGACTACAAACAGCAACTTTACTGACAAATTTCAAGTATTCAAGATTGCTCGTACGGGAGTTTCTTCTGCTCAATATTCTGCAATTACAGCTTATCAACCAGGTAAATTACTTGTATTTGCTGACACTAACAACTCTTCTACTGCTGATGCATTAGGTGTTGCTTACGTAGGTAAAAGCCGTATTGATGGTGGTTTAATCTTCCGTATTGTTGCAGAGACTCTTTCTACTGACACATCAACTGGTGCTCTTGACTTTGCTACTCTACAGACAAACTTTGCAATCTTTGAAGGACAAGGTTACGTACAAACGGTAACTCTTGCTGATGTATTGGATGCAACTGCTTCAGTTTACCAAGCAAGTTCTGCTGCAACTGGCGGTACTTTCTCTAATACTGCTGGTGGTGCTGCAATCGTTGGTGCTGCTAATGCTGTAACTGGTGTTGCTGAGTTGGTTCGCGGTCTTGAAGATCACGTACAAGGTTTCGCTGGTGCTGGTCCACAAAATGACCAACCATTTAACGGAAACAATGTAAATGCATTAACTTCTTATGAGCCAATGCGTCGTGGTGTTGGTGAGACTGCTTACTACAAAACTATGGGAATGCAAGCGTTCACCAAGTTTGTAGAGGCTGAAACTTTCCAAGTTGCTGCTACTGTAACTACTGAGCAAATCCAAGACTTGAACCGTCAATACGGAATCGATGTTTTATCAATGATGGAAAATGCATTGGTTAATGAGATCTCTCAATCAATCAACAAGCACATCCTTTACCGTGCATTCGCATTAGGATGGCAAAACCACGCTAATGTTGCTGCGGTTGAAACTACAAACTTTAACCTTAACTTGGATCCAGCTTCGGCAGTTACCTCTGCTCAAGGTTTAGGTGCAACTAACAACGTTACAAGTATCGCGGTTCCTGCATTTGCTGTATACGGTGGTACTACTGCTGCATTCGAAAATCAAGGAACTATCCAACGACGAATCCAATCTAAAATTCTTGCTGCTGCTAATATGGTAGCTCAAAGAGGTCGTCGTGGACCTGCTAACTTCTGTGTAACTAACTTGCAAATTGCTACTGCATTACAAGATTCTGCACAGTTTACTTTTTATCCACTTGCTAATACAGTAAACCAAAACAATGGTGCACTTTACCCAATTGGTACACTTGCAGGTATTACTATCTATGTAGATCCTAACATGGAGTACAATGATACACGCATTTGCGTTGGACGTAAAGGTGCTGATGAAGAACCAGGTCTTAAGTTTATGCCTTACTTGATGGCTGAGTCAATTCAGACTATCGCTGAAGGTACAATGGCTCCAAAGATTGCGGTTAAATCACGTTATGCTCTAGTTGAAGCTGGTTTCCACCCTGAAACACAGTATTTGACTCTCGTAGTTAGTACATTTACAGCTGCAGCTGGTGGTATATGGAACGTTGGTACAGCCCCAATCAACATCGCATAATCTACCGATTAACGATACACATAAGAGAGAGACTTCGGTCTCTCTTTTTTTGTCCTCTTTTCTAGACCTCTTGGGATATATAGTTAAACCACAAAAGAAAACACAATCAAGTGATAGCATACAATAAATACATAGTAGCACATCGCATTGAAGAGATCATCAAAACCTTCAATTACTTTCCTACACCAGAAATGATTGCTCAACTTAATCAGGAGTTGGAACCATTTGGAAAGGCGGCTGCAAATGACATGGAACTCTACATGCAGGCAAAGTCTGAGGAGTTTATGCATGGACTAAGAGAACTTATTGCCAGAAAAACCCGTGATGCAGAGACCAACGAGGCAGCCTCCCTTGGAAAAGAGGTTCAGCCTTCCTATTTTTCAGATGCTGGCACTGTTCTTACACGAAAGCCTTCTGCTAAAAATTGGCCTAAAATTGGAATAGGAAAATCACAGATAGGCGGAACTGGAGTAATTGCTCTAGAGCCAATCAAAGATGGTGAACTGATTGAAGAAGCCCCGTACATTTCGGTTCCAAATGAATTGCTTCAAATTGAACCAATTTGTGATTACCTTTTTACCATTGATGAAGAGAGGTGTGCTCTTGTATTTGGCTATGGTTCTATTTACAATCACGCAAACCAGCCTAACATCCGATACACTATAGACCCTTCTAAAAAACGAATGTGTTATTACGCAAAACGCGAAATCACGCCTGGAGAAGAACTTACCGTAACCTACGGAAAGGATTGGTTTTACTCCAGAGGTACCCAAACAAAGTAACCTTATGAAATACATACAATTATTTGAGGAGTTTGCATACAAAAAGAACCTTGAAAGCGAATACGCCAAAAGAGTTGCATGGGTGATGATGTCTCATGACATTCGAAGAACTTCCGGAGACGCAAGCCCTCGTGAAAAGAAGTATGGAATATCTGCAAAGGGCAATCTTTTTCTCAACTATTCAACAAGTGATGATTACGCAGATAACTCAATTATAGTTCCACCAAACGTTCCAATAGTTTATTACGGAGGGCATTCAGATGAAAAGTCAATGGCTTTCTTAAAGAACAAGCGTATTCTTATGAAAAACGTTTACAATGTTCCAGAAGAAAAACTTATTTCGGGCAACAAAGATGAATTTGCCAAATTGTTCAAAGGTTTTTCTTGGTTGCCAAAAACCGTATTTTCACGAGAAGAAGCGGTAGATGGCGCAGTTGGTTTTCCGGTTGTTGCAAAACCAAAAGACGAACACAGTGGACTTGGTATAGAAAAGTTTGATACACCAGAAGAACTTGCCAAGAGTAAATCCAAGTTTGACCTCTATTGCCAATACATTGACATAAAACAGGAATATCGAGTACTCTTTTGCCGAGACAAAATTGTTCTTATTAATGAGCGGGTTCCAACTATCGAAGATGATTTGTCAGTTCGTACCAAGGAAGCCGAGGAAAAAATCAGCTTTACCTATGTTTATCAAGACTTAAACCGGGTAGATCCTCTTTTTATCCGCGAAGTAATGAAAATCTTCTATGAGATAAAACTAAAGATTAGCCTGGATTTGTGGGCTCTTGATCTTGTAGTGGATAAAAGTGGTAAAATGTGGGTAATGGAAACTTCGTCTTCAACTGGACTAGGCAGCACCAAAATGACAGAAGTCTATAAAGCAGTTTACGAAGACTTTTACGGAACACGGTTACCAGATGATTTCCTTGAAGACATTTACTTGAAATATGTGATTCCTGGACACCAAAATTATTGGCCAAAATATCGAAAAGAGATTGAGTCTTCGCCGTGGGCTATGGACTACAGCATAATTACCAATCCAAAAGCCAAAAACGGATATCGGTACTTCTACAACTTAGACAAATAAAAAAGGAGCCCGGAGGCTCCCTGAATCCTTTAGAAGGACATCAATGTATTTTTTCTGCTTTTGAGTTCTTTAAGCTTTTCTTTAGACCATTGAGTACATCTAAACATCGAGGCCACTGGGATTCTACATGCCCTCTACGTTGTTTTTTACTTATTCTAATCTGGAAAAATAACTGAATGCTTTTTGGATGAAGCCTGGTAGCTGCGTTCTTTGAAGCAGATAAAAGATTGCAGATACACTCCTTCACTCCGCCAGCAAACAGCGGTTTCCTACATTCTATATATCATCTGAGATAAATAAAGAAAGAAAACTATGATTAAAATATCACTTTACATAGAAAAGAAAGACTTTGATCCCTTTTTTATTTGGATCAATCGACTAAATCAAGGAATTCTTGAATCACCAACAGTTGCATATTCAACAAAGCCAGACGGTTTTAATTTGCCTCTTGAGCTGCAATTAGAACCGGATGCATATAATCTTTTGAGAGATGCAGAGTCTGATTTGCAATATATGAAAGACACTTACGGGGATATGGAAATAAGTTTTGAACATCAATCAGGTCTTCGAGACATTAATACAATTAAAAACATATTGAGAAATGCAAGGCTGTATGATATGGAGGATAGAGTGGTTTACACCGCTTTGCAAGCAATGGTAGAAGTTCCAGGAATCTTACCAGTAGAAGCCATGATTATTTCTGAAAGAGAGTGGTTGCAAGGCACAGATTCCGATGAGTTCGGAGATATATAGCATGTATTAAAATAATTGACTGGTACGGCCGCCGCTGGAACGCAAAGAGCTTACGTTTCTGCAAGCCACAATGGCTAAAATATAACTACATAAATGGCAACCTTAAAAGCTACAATAAAGATTGAGACAACAACTCTCTTTCCTAACCCAATAAACTTTACAGTTCCAGTAGTGGAAACGGTTGCTCTTGATGCAGGATTTTCTACGGTAAACATTCCGGTTGCCATTACAGAACTTATTTACTCTCCAGCAGTTGTAGGCTCTTCTGATGTAACCTACATTTTTTTACAGGCAAACAGCAACAACACAGACTTTATTTCCGTCGAGCTAACTGATTCTGCAGGAACGCCAATTACTGCAATTAAACTACTGGCTGGTGATTTTGCATGGTTTCCAATGTTGGTTGATGGCCTTGGTTGTGAAATTAACGTATCGCATACAAATGTTACCGACGAACAAACTCTATATTACATTTTTGCAGAACGCGGATAAAATAAACCAATAGGAATGCCAACACTTAAAACCGTCATCAATCTCAACTCGGGAAATCTTTTCCCTACGCCGGTCAACTTTACGGAAACCGTGACTGAAACCATCAATGGCAATCACAGTTCTTTTCAAACAAATGTAATTGCCCAGGCATCTTCATCCATTGTATTTTCTTCAGCATCTGCTTCTGGTACTACCGGAATTCTCTACTTTTACTTTAAGGCTGCCTCTACCAATACGGACAATGTTAGAGTGGAGATTACGCGAAACTCTGGAAAAGGTGGAGTTTTAGGATTTGATTCCGGCACACTGGTGCAAATACCTGGAGCTTACACAGCAGACACCATATTTACGGTTTCCTCCGCCAACGTTTCAGGCGGTACTGGAAATGGTCTAGGTGTGATTGCGGTGGTGGATAACGCTGGAGACGTTACCGCGGTTCTGGTAGATCCGGCAAACGTTGGTACAGGTTACACTTCTGGTGATACCATTACAATCTTGGGAACTGCTCTTGGCGGCGCCACTCCTACCGACGATGTCGATATTGATATTGACCAATTGATTATACAACCAACAGCCTTTTTAAGAATTTCTCCAGGAGATGTTGCCTATTTACCAGTTGATGCCACCGACCCTCTTGGAATTCAAATCAGAGCTTTTAATAACAGCGTTTCAAGCCCTGTAACACTACAGTATTTTTACGGAGAACGCGGATAAACTAGCCATTTTCCACGATATTGAAGGGGCTTTCGGGCTCCTTTTTTATTAACATTTTCTAAAACTTTTTATTCTTTGTGAATAAAGATACTGTAACAACATTACAAATCGTTCTTTAACATATTTTTCTCGAAGCGGTCCAGAGAGTTACTTCAACAATTACAACTAAGGATAAGTTCGCAAGTACTGCCATAGAAAGCGACATGCCATAACCTGGTTAGGGCGTAAACAGTGGCCGATTACCTCCCGAAGGAGGGACCACTTTTTGGAGATTTCTCGAGAAAACACATTAAGATCCGAAGCGGAGAAGAGGGTTGCTTCAATAATACTAGAAACCAACCACCTTCCTCTATTATTCTCGGGTTTGCAAAAAATCTGTTTCTTGGTTTAACCAAGAGGCGAGTGCGTAAACCCAGCTTCTCAAGAGCTGGGTTTTTTTGTTAATAACTTTATGAAAAAAAGTACCAAAACATTTTTTAATGTCGTTTTTTATTGTTATATTTGTACTATAAATAATTAATCAATATGGAAAACAGCAAAACCGTAACTTTCTTTAATCGCCATCAATCAATGGAACCGGAAACCCGGTCTTTTATTCTAAAGACCATCAGCAAACTGCATGACTGCGATGATACCTCAATCCGCTCGGTAAACGCTATGGCAAACTGGCTATACGGCACATTTGATGGCTATGATTATTCCAGTGTTGCCACCTACTCCAAAGCACTAGCAGAAATAACGCACTACGACCCGGATTTAGGTGCTGAGATTTCGGAAATCTTTGGCATCATTGAAAAGTATCCAAGAACTCCTACACCTAACAATAATCACTTTTAATCTACAACTATGAAATTCACTGACTTAAAATTTGAACCGTCTACAAACGGAGGATTTGGTTCGCATACCGAAATTAACGGACACATTCTTTCCGTTCAATGTGGTCGTAGAAATTATTGCAATCCTCGAGAAGATTTATCTTCGCCGGAAGATTATGATACATTTGAAATTGCTGTCTGGGAAGCCACCGGTGACCGAGAGTGGTGCACTCAAAGATTTGCCTCCGCATATGATGATGTATTGGGTTGGGTGCCTCGAGAAGAAATTGAAGACGTAATTGCTAAAATAGAAAACTACAAACATGAAAAGTAAATTCAAAATACGTGACAACAGAACCATTGCTGAAAAGGCTCAAGACTGGGGAAAAAGTATGCTTTTTTGGAGAGGCCGCAAAAAAGGCATAATTTTTACGAGAAACATCGAGTGGAATGATATCCGGGAAATCTTCTTTCCCAGAAACGAAAATGAAAAGTACTCATACTTAGGAAACTTTTACGTCTCCCAGTACAATCAAAAGGGTGAGGAAAGCATATACTATGAGCCAATCATGTCATTGGTTCGTGCAATGGACAAAGAGGCAAAACCTAAATGGTGCCCACGGTGGTTTTTACGGTTCTTGAACGTTTTTGGTGATGATAAGTCAATTGTTAGAGTTCGCAATCGAAAATTGGCTAACTTACGCGACAAGATAACCCGAGGTATTCGCTTTAATGATTGGAAAACCAAATGGGAATGGTATGATTTGCGCATTAGCATATATGCAAGCCAAGAATTAAATGACATGGCTGACTTAATTGAAAGGGACTTTTACTTTAGAGGTAAAGAAGAGGATGAACAAAAATACCCTGCATTATTTGAATAATTATGGCAAATTTAAGAAGAATAAGTGATGGTGCCGGAGATTCTGGCGGTAGAAGCGAGGCGATTGCTTGGAATAAGGACCGTTCTTTCAAAGAAGTAGTTGGCCGTCGACCTGTGGTTGGTTGCTCAATGTTGGTAGGTTCATTTACTGCAAGAAGTTATGCAAGCCAAGATTATTGGTTAACTACAACTGTAAAGGAAATCCTGGAAGAGTTGTCTAACGATGACTGTGACTACGTAAAGTTTAGCACAGGTAACTCGGTGTATGAATGGTGGGAAGGGGTGTATCCAGAGGAAAAAAATAAACTAGAAAAATGACAGAGAGAGAATTACAACTATTAGGATTTGAGAAAAACATCGACCCAGGAGTTTTATGTGAAGACGATTTAGGGAGTACTTGGACAGAAGATGAATATCACTATTATGTGTACACCATCACACCTGGACTGGAGTTTATCTCTAATTCTTCCGATGAGGCAATTGACGACAACTGGTATGTGGAAATCTTTGAAACACAAGACCCTATTAGGTTTTGGAATTTTGGTGAAGTACAAGGACTAATTAACATTTTTGAAAAAGCAAAAAGGATAAGCAATGAGCAAGCTAAGTAAATATGCAACTCAAGAGGTTGCTGAAACCAGACAGTACATGGAGACAGCTGTAGAAAATTTTATGGGTGGTACATCGTATACTCTTAACCCTATAGACACACTACGAATAGTAGCCGCTTCTTCCATTTTTGGTGAGCCGCAGTATTACCGTAGCGGAATGCCTCAAATAGGCGAGTATGATGTGTTGGGATTGTTTGGCGACGGCAAATCAGCAACCGAAGTTTTAACACAGTGTATTGATGAAGCACTTAGCTACGACTTTGGAGCAACACTTAAATTAGCAGTGGAACTGCGCGAAACCTATAACATGCGTCTCAACCCTGCAGTTATTTATGTTCGTGCCACTCTACACGAAGGAAGAATAGGTTACAACGAAATACATCCTGGTGTGATGAAGGTGGTAGGGAAAACTATTGCCAGCCGCCCTGACGATTTAACCAATCAGTTTGAGTACTATATGTTTGTAAAAGGATCCAAGAAAGGACTTCCGTCAATTCTCAAGAGGACTTGGGCTGAGCGGCTGGAGGCTTATTCTCGCTATCAATTAAACAAATACAAAAATCGTTCGCTAATTGACCTGGTTCGTCTGTCTCACGCAAACAGCACCGACATCGATGAACTAATGCAAACAGGAACATTGAAAGTTACTGAAACTGAAATGACTTGGGAGCAGTTAAAATCTACAGGTAAGACCTGGGACGAAATAATTGACCAAATCCGCGTACCACACATGGCACTTCTGAGAAACCTTCGTGGTATTTTTGAAGAAATTACTGAACGTGGTGGTAAAACGGAAGGCAGATCTAGAGTAATCAAAATTCTTGAAGATTTGAAAGCCGGCGTACCTGGTGGCAAACAGTTTCCTTTTCGCTATTGGTCTGCATATAAAGCTATCAAGAACGTAGAAATAGATAACAAACAATTAGTTCTTGATGCTCTTGAGGAATGCATGGACATTGCAGTCTCAAATATGCCTAAGTTAAATGGAAAGGTGGCTTGCCTTTCGGATAACTCGGGTTCGGCTTGGGGCGCATTTAACAGCGAGTACGGAACTATGACTATCGCAGAAATTGCTAATCTGTCCTCTATCATTACCGCCAAGCAATCCGATGAAGGGTACGTAGGTGTATTTGGTGACCGCCTTTCAATTAAGCCTGTTTCCCAGCGAAACGGTTTACTAACTCAATTGGCGGAAACATCCGAAAGAGGGCAAAACCAAGGAGGTAATACAGAGAACGGTATTTGGTTGTTTTGGGAAGATGCCATCAAAAACAAGACACACTGGGACACTGTCTTTATTTATAGTGATCAACAGGCTGGTCACGGAAGACTTTATGGAACAGACAGCAATGATTACAAAGATTTCTGTCACAAAGACGGTAGACACATTGATGTCTTGGCATTGGTCAATAAATACCGACGTGAAGTCAATCCTAGAGTAAATGTCTTTACAGTACAGGTTGCTGGGTATAACAATAGCGTCTTACCGGAAACCCTTTATCGTGGTGCTATTCTTGCTGGCTGGACCGGGCGTGAAACCCAGTATGCCAAAGCTATCATTGAAACATGGGACGGTATTGAAAACTCATAAAAAACTTTTTTCACAAAGAGTATATAAACATCAAATATCTTAATTATGGCATCTTATTCATTAAATGACGTTAACATTGCGCCTCCGCAAAATCTGAACAAAATTCAGAAAAACAAAATTAAGCAGCTCATATCTGCTAATGTTAATAACCCTACCAATGCACTGGCTCTTGTTAAGGAGTACACAAAACGAATCAACAAAATTAAAATTCTTGCTGTCAAATTTGACAACGATGATTCGCCAGAAGGCATTGAAATAATTACTTCTAACATCTCGTATCTTTTTGAATTCTATAAATTTCGCAGCAAAGATGGGATTTAACAAAAAAATACTCCCACCTCTGGATGAATTCAAAGAGAGATTGCGTGAAAACCCAAGTCTTTTAGAACAGCTTTCCAACGCAGACGCTATTATAGGCCCTATTGAAACTATAACATATCTAAAACAGTTATGGAATAATACACCAGAATCAATAGAGAAGGCCAAAGTAATAAACGAGAATTCATCACTTTTTGAATTTTAGGTTACATATATACATCAAACAAAAAGTTCACTAGAAGTCACCAGATTATCCTCTTTAGAGAACTTTTTATACATCTTGGAATATAAGCTACGTAATGGAAAAATCAACATTTGTAATCGACGTCGATGGCACAATTTGCGTTGCCGAAAAGTTCGACAACTCTAGCGCATTTGATTATGCAAATGCAAGACCGCTAATTCCGGTAATAGAGAGAATCCGTGTTCTCTACTCACAAGGACACACAATCATTTTGCATTCCTCTCGCGGAATGAAAACTTACAATGGAAACCTGGAATTAATTGAACTACACGTTCGTCCAGTAATGGAAGCCTGGATGGCAGCCCATGAAGTTCCATACGACCACATTGTTTTGGGTAAACCATGGGGGCCTAATGTTTATTATGTTGATGACCGAAGCATCTCTCCTTTTGAATTTACTTACCAGCGCGGTTATGAAAACATAATTAATATCAATACACTTACCCTATGAAAAGAAGCATAATTATTCCTGCAGCAGGTCTTGCCACCCGGATGAAACCGCTATCACGTGGCATTAGTAAAGCAATGCTACCGGTAAACGGAAGGCCTCTTATTTCTTACATTATTGAAAAGGCATTTGAATCAAATGATGTTGAGGAAATAGTTATCATAGAAAATGAAATTGGTGATATTGCAGAATTTGTAGCCAGAGTTTATCCAGACAGAGACATTAAATGCGTTCTTCAAGGAGAAAAACTTGGGCCACTTCATGCTATCAGTGTTGGCTATAATGCAGTTGAACACAGAGATACCGCAATCACAATTTGGCTTGGCGATACAATTTGCCTGGAAGACTTTAACTATCGAAAAGACTTTTTGGCAGTTCATAAAGTCTCTGATCCACACAGATGGTGCCTGGTGGACTCTAATGGAAACCTTTATGACAAGCCAGAAAAAGAAATTCCGACTGACCTTGCCCTAATCGGGGTCTATAACTTTACCAATCGTAAAGCATTTAATAAGTCTCTTGAGAATGGTATGAAAAAACCAACTCATAAAGGGGAATATCAAATTGCGGCACTTCTTGAAACCTATATGAAAACCGAAGGACCAATGCAGTTGGATGAAACAATTGAATGGTACGACTGTGGTGAACTCAATACTTATTATGAGTCTAAAGCACGGCTACTTAAGAGAACTGCTCGGTCTTTTAATAAGATTGAGGTAGATACTTTTTACGGAACCGTAACTAAAACATCAGAAGACCCCGAAAAGCAAAATAAAATTCAAGCCGAAAAGGATTGGTTTGAAAGCCTTGACGAAAAACAATCGCTCTTTTGCCCAAGAATTTTGGAAAGCGATTACGGTTCTTTAAGAATGACTCTTGAACCAGGTACTGCTCTTAATGAAGTTCTTGTTTATGATAACCTAAGAACTGATATTTGGCATGATATTATTCGCAAGATTCTAAAAGTGCATCACGATGTGTTTTATTCCCATATGCATACACAGGAAGAATATGAGGATTCTAAATTATGCTTTGACGCATACTACATTAAAACATACAAACGTCTTAAAAGTATTTGGGAAGTAATTGGCCATCATGACACCCATCTTGAAAAGTTTCTTCTTGATACCTCATTAGAGTTGGTTAAAACTCCCAAGTGGTCATCCTGCATTCATGGAGATTCACACTTAGGAAATATCATATATGATCCTCATAGTGGTAATATCAAGTTTGTTGATCCACGAGGCGAGTTTGCTGGTATCCATTGGAACCA